CTGAAGTAAGATTCCAAGATGCAGCGGGTGGTGAATATGTAGGTTTAAGATCTTCAACTACTGTTTCAGCATCTTATACATTAAACTTACCAACAGCTACAGGAACAGCTAATCAAGTTATTCAAACCGATGGATCTGGTAATTTATCTTTTGCAACTGTGTCAGGCGGAGCAGCTTGGCAAACAGTTCAATCAACAAGTTTTTCTGCAACAGTTAAACAAGGTTATTTTGTAAACACATCTGGAAATGCTATTACTTGTACATTACCAGCATCACCAACGTTAGGTGATTTTATTTCTTTCATAGATTACAATGCAACGTTTGACACTAACAATTTCACAGTAGCTAGAAATGGTAACCCAATCCAAGGTTCGGCAACAGATTTAACGGTGGCAACAGAAAGAGCAGGATTTACACTTGTATACGTTGATGCAACACAAGGTTGGCTATTACAGAATAATTAAGGGAGGTTTGAAATGACAACCTTTAAAGAAATACGTGGTACTACAATAGAGTCAGTATCAACAGATCCTACAAATCCAGAGACAGGTCAGATTTGGTACAATAATACTATTGGAGTTTTGAAAGGTTATCAATTAGTTGCTGATGCGTGGGCAGCGGGTGGAAATTTATCTTTAGGTAGACTTAACTTGGGAGGATGTGGAACTCAAACAGCAGCATTAGGTTTTGGTGGATATATTCCACCACCAACATCACCAGTTCTACAAAATAGTACAGAAGAATATGACGGAAGTGCTTGGGCAGCTGGAGGAAATTTAACAACTAGAAGACAAGCTTTAGGTGGAGCAGGAACGCAAACAGCAGGATTAGCTTTTGGAGGATTTGTAGGACCTCCTCTATTTGGATCACCTGCAACGGAAGAATATGATGGTACTTCTTGGGGTCCTGGTGGAAGTATGGGAACAGGAAGATATAGTATAGCAGGTTGTGGAACTCAAACATCAGCTTTAGCTTTTGGTGGATTTGATCCTCCTTTTCCTCCAGGAGCTCTTAATGTAACAGAAGAATACGATGGCTCTGCATGGACAGCAGGAGGAAATTTAAGTGCTGCTAAAGATGGAATGGCAGGAGCAGGAACACAAACAGCAGGTTTAGGTTTTGGAGGAAAATTAGGAACATCTCCAGCTGCTGTAGTAACTGTAACAGAAGAGTATGATGGATCTGCTTGGACAGCAGGTGGAAATTTAAACACTGGTAGAAATAATTTTGGAGGTGCTGGAACTCAAACAGCCGCTTTAGGTTTTGGTGGTTATAATCCAACAAGTACAGGTGCAACAGAACTATATAATGGAACAACTTGGACAACTTCAACACCTTTATCCACTGCAAGAGGAGGAGTAGGAGAAGCAGGAAATCAAACAGCAGGTTTAGCATTTGGTGGAACGGCTAATACAACAGCAACCGAAGAATTTACAGGAGCATTCCTATCTGCTAAAAAAATAACAACCTCATAATATGACAACATACAAAGAAATTTTTGGTAAATACGTAAAGAACTACAGTTCAGATCCGAGCTCCGATGCTGAAGGACAAGTTTGGTATAATACGACTTCGGGAACGTTTAAGAGTGTTTTAGCATCAGCTGCATGGAGTAGCGGATCGCCTTTAATTACGGCTAGAAATTCTTTATCAGGAGCAGGTACACAAACAGCAGGACTTGCTTTTGGTGGAGCACCTGGATCTGCTTCTACAGAAAAATATAACGGTTCAGGTTGGGCAGCTGGTGGAAATATGGCGACAGCCAGACAATCTTTAGGAGGTGCAGGAACACAAACCTCTGCATTGGGTTTTGGAGGATATACAACAGCAGTTTCAAATGCCACAGAAGAATACGATGGTTCAGCTTGGACTGCTGGAGGAAATTTAGGAACAGCTAGACAATATGTTGGAGGTGCAGGCACACAAACTGCAGGACTTGCGTTTGGTGGTAGATCTGCTCCTGCTGCTACAAATGCAACAGAAGAATATGATGGAGCAGCTTGGGCTGCTGGTGGAAATTTAAATACAACGAGATCTTATTTAGCTGGTTGTGGTTTACAAACGTCAGGACTTGCTTTTGGTGGTGGTCCTTTTAGAACAACTACAGAAGAATACGATGGATCAACGTGGACTTCTGTAAATTCAATGAATACAGGAAGACAATCTTTAGCAGGAGATGGTACACAAACATCTGCATTAGCTTTTGGTGGAGCAGCTCCAGCTAACTCTGCAGCAACTGAAAAATACGATGGAACATCTTGGACATCCACTGCAAACATGGCAACTGCTAGAGCTTACCTTGCAGGTTGTGGTTCAAATAATACTGCAGGTTTAGCTTTTGGTGGATCTGCTCCAGCTACCACAACAGCAACAGAAGAATTTAATCAATCAACTAGTATCATCACAGCCGCAGCGTGGGCAGCGGGTGGTAATATGGGAACAGCTAGAAGAGATTCAGGAGGTGCTGGTACGCAAACAGCAGCAATTGTTTTTGGTGGAGCTATAACTGCACTTTCAGCAGTAACAGAAAAATATAATGGAACTTCTTGGAGTCCTAGCGGAAACATGGCAACAGCAAGAAGAGGTATAGGAGCAGCAGGAACTCAAACAGCAGGACTTGCAGCAGGTGGAGTTGCTTCAACTGGTAGAACAGCATCCACAGAAGAATTTGATGGTTCTACTTGGGGACCTGGTGGAAATATGAATACTACAAGAGGATATTTAGCTGGCGCAGGAACACAAACAGCAGGATTAGGATTTGGTGGTAATACTCCTCCTGGTGCTCGTACAGGTGCAGCAGAAAAATATGATGGAACAACTTGGACTAATACTGGAAGTTTAAATACAGCTAGATTAGGTTTATATGGAGCAGGTACACAAACTGCTGCATTAGCTTTTGGTGGTGATGTACCAGGTCCTACAACAGCTACAGAATCTTTTAATGGAACAAGTTGGACTTCAGTTAATTCTATGATTACTGCAAGATATGCTTTAGCAGGAGCAGGAACACAAACGGCTGCTTTAGCTTTTGGAGGAAGTCCTCCAACTACAGGTGCAACAGAACAATGGGATGGAACTTCGTGGGTAACCGCTCCAACAATGGCAACAGCAAGATACCATATATCAGGATGTGGTACTCAAACTGTAGCTTTAGGATTTGGTGGATATATACCACCTAACTCTGCAGCCACAGAAGAATTCACAGGAGAAACCACAGCAACTAATACAAAAACTATAACTACAAGTTAGTTTACATTATGAATAAATTGACTTATAATAACTAACCAAGGAGCATAAATATGGCACTTTTTATATACGGTACAGCAACTAACACTGGCAAAGGTTTTTTTACTGCAGAAGACAGAAGAAACTTTTTCTTAAGAGGATTCCCAGGAGATGTTTGGGTAATCGGAAATTCTGAAAAAGGAGCTTTATGGTTAGCAGAGAAAAACGGAGTTGAAAAAACTAAAGCAGAAGCACAAGCAATTGTTGATGCAGAAGTAACAGCGGCTCAAGCAGCTTATGACGCTTTACCAGAAGATCAAAAAAATAGACCAGGATTCAATCAAAGACCGACTGCTATAACTTTACCGTAGGTCAATCACATGACGACCTACAACGAGCTAGCAGGATTAAGAGTCAATTACTTAAGTTCAGACCCAACACTCAATACGGGCAACGAGGGACAGGTGTGGTATAACTCTACATCAGGTACATTAAAATCATTAGTACAAATTAAAGCGTGGTCAGCAGGATCAAACATGACTACTGCTAGAAGATATTTAGCAGGTACAGGAACTCAAACAGCGGGACTTGCCATTGGTGGAGGTACACCTACAAGAACAAATGCAACAGAAGAATATTCAGGATACACTTGGTCAGCAGGTGGAAATTATCCTCTTTCGATAAGTGGTTTAGCAGCAGCTGGAACTCAAACAGCTGGACTTGCTTTTGGTGGATCTACTTATCCTCCAATTCAAAATAGAACTGATACAGCAGAGTATGATGGTTCTTCTTGGTCTGCTGGTGGAAGTATGGCAACAGCAAGAAGAGGTTTAGCTGGTTGTGGAATTCAAACAGCAGGTTTAGCTTTTGGTGGTGGAACTCCATCAGTTTCCTCGGCTACAGAAAAATATGATGGTTCAACTTGGACAACAAGTGGAAGTTTAAATACTGCAAGAGGATCTTTGGCAGGAGCAGGTATACAAACTGCAGGTTTAGCGTTTGGTGGTTATACAACTGCTCGTACAGCAGACACAGAAGAATTTAATGGATCTACTTGGACTACTGTAAATTTAATGAATACAGCAAGAAATGATTTGGCAGGAGCAGGAATTCAAACATCAGCAATAGCTTTTGGTGGTGCCACAACTGTTCCTTCTGCAAACACAGAACAATATGATGGTACATCTTGGAATACAGTTCCCTCTATGGGAACAGCAAGATATGGTTTAGCAGGAGCAGGAACAGCACCAGCAGCTTTAGGATTTGGTGGCACACCTCCAATAACAGCCGCAACAGAAGAATGGAACTCAACAATCTTTTCGCCAGCCACGGGTGCTTGGGCGAGCGGCGGGAATATGGGAACGGGCAGACGAGAATTAGGTTCAGCCGGTACACAAACTGCAGCAGCAGGATTTGGAGGAATGTTTAATACTCCAGCTCGTTCGGCTGCAACAGAAGAGTATGATGGATCAGCGTGGGCAGCGGGTGGAAATTTAGGAACAGCAAGATATGGTTTAGCAGGTGCTGGTACTCAAACCGCAGGTTTAGGTTTTGGTGGTTATGATGTTGGCCCTAATTTTTCAACTGTTGGAAAAGCTACAGAAGAATATGATGGAACATCTTGGTCACCCGGTGGAAATTTAATTAATGCAAGATATATAGCAGCTGGAGGAGGTATACAAACTGCAGCATTTGTAGCAGCAGGATATACTGGAACAGCTCCTGCACTTACACTTACAAATCTTACAGAAGAATATGATGGAAGTGCTTGGACAGCTGGAGGTAATCTAAATACACAAAGAGCAAGTTTAGCAGGTGCTGGCACTCAAACAGCAGGATTGATATTTGGTGGTAGTCCTCCTTTAACAGGAGCAACTGAATTTTATAATGGAACAAGTTGGACATCAGTAAATAGTATGAATACGGCAAGGTCTGCATTAGGTGGAGCAGGAAATCAAACATCAGCACTTGGTTTTGCAGGTAATACAACAGTTCCTGTAACAAATACAGAAACATGGGATGGTACAAATTGGTCATCAGCACCTCCTATGACAACAGCAAGATATTTTTTAGGATCTGCAGGTACTCAAGCTGCAGGTTTAGGATTTGGTGGTAGGACAAACATACCAACTGCTGGTTCGGTTACAGCAGCCACAGAAGAATGGACAGGAACTCCAACTTCAGCAACTGCTTCTACCTTGACAACGTCATAAAATATCTCTATATCTCCAATCGAATGACAGAGAAGAGAAATATAAAGAGCTTAATACAGCAAGAAGAAGCTCACTTAAACAATCTACTTGATCCAAACGATCTTAACGCATTCAAAGGAATGGTTGAGGAACTTCGTGATACTTGGACAAAAAAACAAATATTCAGAACAGAAACAGAAGCTAGAATTTCAGTATTACAAGATGCAAAGTATCCAACTATATCTTCTAAATACTGGCAATGTGTTAGAGAACAAAACGTATTTTTAGAAAATTTAATGTCATTATCTTTTGATTACAGAAGAAACGATGCAAAGATTAAATGGTTAGAAAAGAAATTAGAAACTGAAACAGATGAATATAAACTAGAATGTTATAAAATAGATTTAGATGAAAAGATATATGCACAAGCAAATATGGAATTAGTTGCAAGAGATCGTATGAGAGAAATTAATATGTGGTCTAATTTGAAAAAAGAATTTGATGATGGATCATTTGACACTAAAAATGTTAATACTCATCAATTAGAATCATATCACCAAATCATGAAGAATAAAGCTGAAACATTAACACCTGGATCTTCTCAACCAGAAGTATTCAATGTTCTTGGACAATTACAAACTATTGAAAGAGTTAAGAAAGAATTAGGACTATTAAAACATGATGAGAAGAAAGCAATTGGACAACCTACATTTGGACAAGAATCCAAGTAAAGAATTATTCTTTTTAGTAGCATTACCAAGATCTGGTAATACTCTATTTGGTTCGTTGATGAATCAAAACCCAGACATCGCTGTAACACCTAATTCTATTACATTAGAGATAATGAAAGATTTGTTTCTTCTTAAGCAAACAGATGTATTTCAAAATTATCCAGATCATAAATCATTAGATAACGTTTTAGATAGTGTCTTTGACACTTATTATAAAGACTGGCCGCAGCGTTATATTATAGACAGAGGTCCTGTTATGACACCTGGTAATTTTATGTTAATGCAAAAGCATTTTAAACGACCTTTTAAATGCATTATTATTTTAAGAGATGTATTAGATGTTCTTGCCTCTTATATAAAATGGTTTGAAAAAGAACCAACAAGCTTTGTTCATAAATATGGTAAACAAACAATTGAAGAAAAACTTTGGATGCTAATGAATAAAGATGGTGCGATTGCAAAAGATCTAGAAGCCATAAAGAATTCTTACAACTATCCACAAATGTGTCATTATTTAAAATATGATGATTTAGTAAATCAACCAGAAATTGAGATAAACAAAATATATGACTTTTTAAAAATACCTAGATTTAATCATAACTATAAATCCTTGAATCAATTTAAAATAAATGGTATAGGTTACGACGATACAGTGGTTGGAAATAGAATGCATACTATTAGAGAAGATATAAGAAAGGAAGATAATCCTTACAGATCACAATTGCCTAAAGGCATTGTTGATGCGTATGGACATATAAAATTTTAATGAAGATATTAATATTTGGATTACCAGGATCAGGCAAAACTACATTTGCTAAAAAATTAATTGAAGGTAAAAAGATACCACACTTTAATGCTGATGATATTAGAAAGCTATTTGAAGATTGGGATTTTACAGAAGATGGTCGTAGACGACAAGCGAATCGTATGATGACTATGTGTGATCTTGCAGTTAATCATGTTGTTATAGACTTTGTTTGTCCATTTGAATCTTATAGATCATTCTATGATATGAAGATTTGGATGAATACAATTGATAAAGGAAGATTTGAAGATACTAATAAAGTATTTGAGAAACCTAAAAAAGTAGACTTTGAGATAAAAGATTTTAATTACGATAACATAATAAAGGAGATACATGATAGATTACTCTAAACCAACAGCACAGATGCTTGGACGTTGGCAGCCATTCCATGATGGACATTTGGCTTTATTTAAAGAGATCTTAAAGAAGACTGGTCAAGTTTGTATTATGGTTAGAGATCAAGTTACTACAAAAGATAATCCATTTGTATTTGATGAAATTAAAGAACGAATTGAAAAAAAACTTAAAGATTACACAGGTCAATTTGAAGTTATAAAAGTACCTAATATTACAAACATTTGTTATGGTAGAGGTGTTGGTTATAAGATTGAAGAGATTGTATTACCAAAAGAAATACAAGAAATATCTGCAACAAAGATTAGAAAAGAAATGGGATTATGAAATTTAATTTCACATTTTTAGGTCAGTGTGTCATGCGTTACGAAACTCCTTTAGATATATTTCATGCAATCAATTCAATATATGAACAAAGATTTAATGAACTTTATCCTGCTAATAAACAATTAGTAGGTAAAATTAAAAATGAACATTCTTTATTTTATAATGGAGAGGATGAATCTAAAATGAAAAGACATGATCATTTACCACTTAATGTTAAACAATGGTTTATGGAAATGTTTAATCATTATTTAGAATTTAATCATATTAGAAAATATCAAACTCATTTAAATTCAATCTGGGTTAATGAAATGAAAGCTCATGAATACAATCCCGTTCACGTTCACCAAGGCAATTTGTTCACTGGACTGTCTTCAGTTATGATTTTAAAGTTACCAAATACTTATGGAGTTGAATATTCAGCAGAACAAGCTCCACAAAATGGAAAGCTACAAATATTAGGATCTTCATCTGGTCAATTTGCTAAAGTAGATTATCAACCACCAATGGAAGTTAGAGATTTTTATATTTTTCCATATGACATGAGACACTGTGTTTATCCATTCAATGGAACAAATGATACAAGAAGAACGTTAGCTGCTAATTGCGATGTTCTTTATGATCCAATACAAAACAGAGGAGCACAATGATAATAACAGAACCACGTTGGAAGTCTTTAATTGTAGAGACAACTTCACCATTATTTACACCAGAACAATGTCAATTAATTATAAATGCAGGTAGAGCTGAACCCGTTGAAAATGGTCAAGTGGGTGGAGGTAAAGGTGGCACAGTAGATACAAAGGTTAGAACTTCTCATATTAGTTGGATACCTTTTAATAAGATGCCTGAAATGTATAAAACTCTAGAAAGAGTAATGCAGCAAACTAATGGTAATCATTTTGGATTTGAAGGAATGCAAATAACAGAACCTGCTCAATATACAGAATATCCATCAGGTGGATTTTATGATTGGCATATAGATTCAGATGTTAATTGTGCAAATGAACCGCCAGTACGTAAAATATCTATGACTTGTTTATTATCTCATGAATCAGAATTTGAAGGTGGTGGACTAGAATTAATGTCAGATGGAAAGATTGCAAGACCTAAACAAGGACAAGCTATTTTCTTTGCAAGTTATATAAGACACAGAGTTATACCAATTACAAAAGGTACAAGAAAATCACTTGTAATGTGGTTTGGAGGAACTCCATTTAAATGATGAATAGAGAATTATTCTTTGCAACACCTATTTATGTTGCTGATGTAGGCAGTCCACAATTAAATAAACATTTAGAAAATAATATTATTGAATGGTCTAGAAAAGATAAAGGTCTTCAAAAAACTAATATGAATGGATGGCATAGTGAAACAAATATGCATAAACTTCCAGAATACAGAGAATTAGTTGATTTATTATTTAAGGCACAATTTCATATTTATAAAGAAGAGTTATTAGATAACGAACCATTCCTTGGTAATATGTGGGCAAATATAAATTACAAAGGTGGTTTTAATAGACCTCATATGCATCCTAATTCATTATGGTCTGGAGTTTATTACATTAAGACACCAGAGAATTGTGGACATTTAAAATGTGAAGATCCAAAATCAGTTGCAGCTATGACTCATCCAAGAAGAAAAGAAGGTCAATTACCATCTTACCTTTGGAGAGAAGTTTATTATAAACCAATCGCTGGAAGACTGATTATGTTTCCATCATGGCTTAATCACTGTGTTGATCCAAATCAATCTGATGATATAAGAATATCAGTATCCTTTAATTTTCTACAGGCAGGAATGCAAGCATGAGCTTCGCCCAGAATAAATACCAAGTAATTAAAAAAGCAATACCATACGATCTTGCTAACTTTGTATTTAATTATTTCCTACTTAAAAGAGACGCTGTTAATTATCTATACTCAAATAATATAGTAGCGGAGAATGGGATGTTAGGTACTTGGAAAGATCAACAAGTTCCAAATGTATATTCTCATTATGCAGACTTTGTTATGGAAACATTACTTATGAAAGTAATGCCTATAATGAAACAACAAACTAATCTTAATTTAATACCTACGTACTCGTACGCGCGCGTGTACGAGAAGGGATCTATATTAAAGAGACATAAAGATAGACCATCTTGTGAGATATCTACTACATTAAATCTAGGTGGAGATCCTTGGGCTATCTATTTAGATACAACAGGAAGTAATAATGTAATTGATGAATATAAGAATATAATGAAACCAGATGCTCCTAAAGGCATAAGAGTGGATCTAGAACCTGGTGATATGTTAGTGTATTCTGGTTGTGAATTAGAACATTGGAGAGACGAGTTTAAAGGCAATATCTGTGCGCAAGTTTTCTTGCATTATAACCATGTAAATGGACAGTTTGCAGATTCCAATTTATATGATAAAAGACCTCTATTAGGATTACCACCTTTTACTAAAAAATAGTATAATTCAACAAATTTGGTGGTATAAGTAAGCTTATGCCAATTACTAAATTAAAATTTCCACGTCCAGGTATCAATAAACAAGATACAGCTTATGGAGCTGAAGGCGGATGGGTAGACTGTGATAACGTTAGGTTTCGTTATGGAGTACCTGAAAAAATAGGCGGATGGAGCAATGCTGCGCCTCCTTTTACTTTAATAGGTGCTGCTAGAGACATGCATAACTATACAGATTTAGCAGGAGATTCTCTCTCTGCTATTGGTACAGATAGAAAACTTTATATTTATTACGATAATAATTTTTATGATGTTACACCTATTTCTACTACACAAGCTGTAGTATTTTCATTTACTTCAGGAACAACTATTGTAGATGTTACTTCAACTTCTAATGGAGCAGTAGCAGGAGACTTTGTTACATTTTCATCGGTAACTGGAGTTAGTGTTGGAGCGGCTGGGATTACTGATACTACTATGTCTCAAGAATTTGAGATTCAAGAAATTACAAATGCTAATACATTTAAAATAAATGTAGCTGAACTTGGTACTCCTACTATATCAGATACTGCAACAGGAACTGGAGCATTTCAAATAAACGTTGGGGCAGATACTTCTCAATTTGGTATTGGATGGGGAGCTGCATCATGGGGATTTTCTACTTGGGGTACAGCAAGGCCAACAGGAGTTATAACTCAAAATGCTAGAATCTGGATATTAGATAACTGGGGAGAAGATTTAGTTGCAACAATTAAAAGCGGTAAAACATATTATCTAGATACATCTACTTTTGTAATATCTAGAAATACTAGAGCAACTTTAATTACACAAGCTCCTACACAATCTAATTATATGATTGTATCTTCTCGTGATAGACATATTATATTTTTAGGAACTCAAACAACTCCAGGAGATAGTAATAGTTATGATCCAATGGCGGTACTATTTGGATCTCAAGAATCTATTACTGATTTCACACCAACAGCTATTAATACTGCAGGTTTTCAAAGACTGTCTTCAGGAAATAGAATTGTAACTGCTGTTAGAACAAGAGGTGATTTATTAATTTTAACAAATACATCAGCACATCAAATGCAGTTTGTAGGACCTCCTTATACATTTGGTTTTAAACAAACAGGTACTAACTGCGGAGCTATATCAACACATGCAGCCGTAGAAGCTGAAAACGTTGTATTTTGGATGTCTAGTGGTGGCTTCTATTCATTTGACGGGGTAGTCAAACAAATACCATGTACAGTTCAAGATTATATTTTTAGTGATTTGGATGACGAGGAGCAAGCGACTATTTACGCTGGAGTTAACTTACAATTTGCTGAAGTAAATTGGTTTTACCCATCAGCTAATTCTGACTATATTAATAAAGTAGTAACTTATAACTATAGAGAACAAGTTTGGACTATTGGAACACTTGCAAGAACTACATGGGCTCCGCAAGATATTTTTGCTTATCCACTTGCAACTGAATATAGTTCAACATCTACAGCGATAACACAACCGACAGTTATTGGTTTAACATCTGGAAGATCAATTTTATATAACCAAGAATATGGTGATAATGCTGCAGGACTAGCTTTATCTTCTTTTATTACCACAGGAGATATGTCTATCGGTGATGGTAATGATTCTATGTTTGTTAAACGTTATATTCCTGATTTTAAAAATCAAACAGGTTCTGTTAATATGCAATTTTTAGTAAGACAATATCCTGGGCAAACACAAACAGTTGCGTCTAGTACATTAGTTTATTCAACTACAACTAAAGTAGATATGAGAGCTAGAGGTAGACAAGTTGCTATTAAAATGGTAACTTCCGACATAGATTCAACATTTAGATTTGGTACAATTAGAATTGATACTCAACCAGACGGCTTAAGATAATGACTAAATTAAACCAACCAAGATTAGCTAACGCTACTCCTGAATATAGTTCTGCGCAATTAGATCAAATTATTAGAACAATAGAGCAAATGGTTGTTCAGTTAAACTCAACATATACACAAGACACTCAAGATATATCTGAATCTGAAACTTGGTTTATGGCAAGGTATCAATGAGTAATATATTTAAAAACGCAATTTACATAGCAACAACAACTGCTAATACAACCGTATATACTTGCAACGCTACAGCAAGAGCAATTATTCAAAACATACAATTTGCAAATTCAACAGGCACTCATACTGTATCTGCTTATGTTTATAGTTATACTAATAGTACAACAATTAAAGTTGGTATTAATGATATAGCTGCAAAAACTTCTTTCAATTTAGCTTCAGGTCCTATAATACTACAAGAAAAAGATGCGTTGTTATTATCTTCTGATAGCACTACAGATGTAACAGCAATTGTATCAATTATGGAGATAAATAGAGGGTTGATTAGTTAATAGAAATAAAAAATGAAAGAAATTAAGATAATCTGTGATTCAGAAATTACAATTATAAATTTAAAGACTGGATACATTTATAAGGATGAAGCAGAAGCGCAAGCTGATACAACTGTTGATCCTAAAGATATTAGACGTGATGTTAAAATAATAGTTCCTACAATTCCATTAATAAACGAATCACAATGATAGCTTTAGAAAAAAGACTAAATCATTATAAAAATGAAAAAGTTGAATTTAATAAAGTATTAGATATTGGCGCTTATGAAGGTGGGTTTGCTAAATTAGTTAAATTTATTTTTCCTAAAGCTGATATATTAATGATTGAAGCTAACGAAGATAAAGAAAAAATATTAAAAGAAGTAGGTAAATATAAAATAGCTTTATTAGGAAACGAAGATAATAAAGAGGTTGATTATTACAATTGTTTAGGGGATTACCAAACTGGGAATACTATTTATAAAGAAAATACACCTTATAAATTTGAAATTAAAAAGAAAAAAACAGTAACATTATCAACTTTATTAGGTTCAAATGAAGGTTATGATTTAATTAAAATGGATGTCCAAGGATCTGAACTTGATATTATTAAAGGTGCATTACCTATTATAAAGAATAGTAAATACTTATTATTAGAACTACAAACACTTATGTTTAATAAGGGAGCCCCAAGAATAGAAGAAGTTATTTCTTATTTAAATAATATTAACTTTAAATTTATTGATATATTTGATCTTATGTATTCAGGAAATAGCTTGATTCAAGTAGATGGATTGTTTATAAATGGAGATATAAATGAAGCCTAAAGGTGGAACAGAAATTATAAAGGAACAGTTGATTAGTCAACTTCCAGAAGGTGCATTGAATGGTATTAACTTAATACCTTCTATGTGTCATCCACAATTTATTCAAAAAGATAAAATCAATGTTGTTTGGCAACATTTAAGTTATGATCAACCTAATGTTCAATTTATGCGTGATCGTAAATTTGTAGATTCGGTAGATTTTTTTGTTTACAACAGCCATTGGTGTTTTAATAGATTTAGAGATCATTTTAAAATTCCTGAATATAAATCTTTTGTTATTAAAAATAATACTTTCTCATATAAAGAACCTATAGTTAAAAAAATGGATGGTCGTTTAAAAATAATTTACACTCCAACACCATGGAGAGGTCTTGAGATTCTTGTTCGTTGTGTAGAAAAATTAAATAAAATTAGAGATGACTTTACTGTAGATGTTTATTCTTCTACTAAAATATACGGATCAGAGTTTAAAACAAGTGAAGATGATAAATTTGAAAAATTATATGAACTATGTAGAAATACTAAAAATATGAATTACATTGGTTATGCTCCTAATGAAGAAGTTAGGGAAGCATTAAAATCATCACACATATTTGCATACCCAAGTATATTTGAAGAAACATCTTGTATTGCTGCTATTGAAGCAATGATGGCAGGTTGTCATACAGTAACAACTAATTTTGGAGCTTTACCTGAAACATGTGGAGACTTTGCAACAATGATAGAATTTAATCAAAATGGTCTTCAATTAATTGATAGTTATACAAGTGCATTAAATACAGTTATGGACAACTATAAAAATAATGTGTATAAAGAGGACCTAGAATTACAAGTTAAATTTTATAAAAAATATTACTCTTGGGAAACTAGAATAGAAGAATGGAAAAACTTTTTTAATTATGTCAGACAAGAAAAAACAAATTAAATTATTTGTAGCAACTCCGGCTTTCGGACATATGGTTACAACAAACTATATGAACAGTATGATGAGATTTGTATCAACTACTCATCCAAGATTAGCTGTGTCAACAGCATTACATTTACAATCAGGAATGGCTTTAGTTACACAAGCTAGAAATAATTGTGTAGCCTCTTTTTTAAAATCAGATTGTTCTCATTTCTTATTTATAGATTCAGATATTGGATTTGAACCAGAAGCTATCTATAGATTATTAGAAAAAGATGTTCCTCTTTGTTTAACTCCATACGCTGTAAAAGGTTATGGTGAAAATCATTCATTACAATTCATTGTACATTTTCCAGATAGAGATGATGTTAAAATTGATAAAGATGGTTTTGTAGAAATTACTGCAGGTCCTACCGGATTCATGTTAATCAAAAGAGAAGTATTTGAAGAACTTGCAAAAAAATACCCTGAAAAAGCAACTGTTAATAAACAGTTAGTAGGTAACAAAGTAGAGGTTATGAAAGAAGGTTGGTATACATTCTTTGAAACAGCTCAAGATCCTGAACACGGTTACCTTGGAGAAGACATTGCATTCTGTAGATTATGGGTTGCTATGGGTGGTAAAATATATGCAGATGCTACAACAGCTTTAACTCATTTTGGATCTCATGCTTATACAGGTAGTTTAAGCCTTATGTTTAAACCAAAACAAGTTGACCTTACCCTTAAACCATAGTAAATTAAACGTTTTCAGGTATTTACGCCTGCTGTAAGATGTTTGATGAAATAAAAACTATAATATCTTTATATAGGTGTTTTGACCGATATAAAAAATATAGTGATAAAGATCTATTATTTCACATTCTTCCTTCTTACCAATTAAAACAATACAAAATACACAAACAAGGAGACGAAGTGATTGCATTTACAAACTGGGCTTTTCTAAATAACGACGCTCAAAATCGTTTTATATCAACAACTTTTTTAAAACCAAATGATTGGAAAAGCGGTGATAATGTATGGCATATTGATACTATTTGTGTTAAGAATATTAAAAAAGTTATGTCTTGGACAAAAGAACATTTTAGAAAAATTTTAAAAGTAAATCAACCTTTAAACTGGTTGAGAATAGATGATAATGGAGTTATCTATAGAAAAGCATCGAAATTCAAAAGAGAATTTCATAACAAAGGTAATATATAATGGGTGGTGGTGTACCAATAGTAGATGATGTATTAGATTTTGGTGGTGATCTAATTGATACTGCTGGGGATTTTATAGGTGATGCTGTTGAAACAGTAGGTAATGTTGTAGAAGATATTGATCCAATAACTCTTGCTAAAATTGCTTACACTATATCTTCAGGAGATCCTTCTTTATTTTTAGAAGATATGGGCGAAGAAGCATTTGCTGATTATGTAATGAGTGAAGTAGGTGATTATGCTACTGATCCTAGTAACTGGATGGATTATTTAGATACAGGTGGAGACGTTCTTTCAGATATTGGTGGAGACGTTCTTTCAGATATTGGCACTGAAGCTTTTGATCCAAGTTCTTTTTTACCTGGAAACAATCCATATGATCCAGTTAGTGAAGTAGGTAATTATACAAAATATGCTAAAGATGCATATAATTTATATAATCAACTTAATCCAGAACAAAGAAATCAAGTAGGAAATCAATTTCAACAGCAAAATTTATATGATCCAAACTCAGGAGAATTTGATTATGGAAATGCATTATCTCCTTTTATAAATCAAGCAAAAAATTTATATGATAAATCTAGTTTTTTTAATAATCTTGATGCAATAGAATCTAATCCTGAAAGTAATTTTATTGATACAACAAAAATATTAGATACTCTTAAAGGTCTTCCAAATTCAGTTATACAATCATTAATGACTGGACCAGGTGCTTTAAGCACTATTGGAATGATTGGAGCAATAAAAAATCAATCAAAATTAAATAGAGATATATTACAACCTTACAACGAAAATAGAGCAGCTACGGCAGCAAAAAATACTCAGTATACAACACCAGCAGGTATTGCTAGTTTACCAAGACAAGATATTACAGGGTTAACTCCAAGAACAGCGGCAAATGTTGTTGTTAGACCAGGAAGAGCAGATGGTGGATCAATGTCTAATATGCTTGGTGAATATATGAATTTAAATAGTGCAATGAGAAACTATAAAATGAGATCAAGAGGAGGAGTAGTATAATGTTTAGAAAAAAATATGGTTTTGGTTCTTTTGTAACAAATAGTGGAGTTGCTCAACCTGTAAGTGGTGGAAATACTAATATGCCAACAAGTGGACTTGGGAATTTAATGAATAGACAAATGTCCAATGCCATTACACCAGTTGTAAGACCAAATATGCCTCAACAACAAATGCTTTCTCAAAATCCACAGATGAAAAAAACTTTAATGGCAAATAAATTTGCAGCGTTAAAACAAAATAATCCTGCTAAATATAATGAATTAGTTAAAACTATTAGAGAAAGACAAACAATAGCAATGGCTAAAGGTGGAAGAGTTGGTTATCAAAACGCCGGAATGGTACAACCACAAATAACAGAGCAACAAATAGGTATGATAACTACTATGCTTAAAAAAGGTGCAGATATGTCAACTATATCTTCTATTGTAGGTATACCAGAACAACAAATACAAATGATAGTTTCTAAACTACAACAAAATATACAACAAAGAGCTAAAGGTGGAATAGCAGAAATTGATTATAGAGATAAAGGTGGATATGTTCCTCCTATTGGTAAAAAAGAACGAGCAGATGATATACCTGCTTTATTAAGTAATAATGAATTTGTATTTACTGCTCGAGCAGTACGTAATGCAGGTGGTGGAAATGTCAAACAAGGAGCTAAAAAAATGTATGCTTTAATGAAAAAATTGGAAGGTAAAAAATAATGGCTATAGAAACATCAGGATCATACGCAGCACCATTTTTACAACCACTTGGTGGATTACTAGCAGACTATACTGCAGGACAATTAACTCAACCACAAGATATTAGTGGTTTACTTCCACAAGTAGCAGGTATTGATCCTTTTACACAAGCAGCTCAGCAACGAGGAGCTTCTCAAGCAGGACTTGGAAGTATTCAATATGACCCTGAAGGAAGAAATATTGGATTTACAGGTGGAACAGGAATTGCTGCATATGAACCTTATTTACAACAAGCACAATCTATGTTGTCTCCAACATCTTACCAACAATATATGTCTCCATATCAACAAGACATTATTAATACAACTTTATCTGAGTATGATAGACAAGCTCAAAGAGGTCTAGCGCCACTTGCTGCTAATGCAATTCAATCAGGTGCATTTGGTGGAGCAAGAGAAGGAGTTCAAAGAGCTGAATATCAATCATCAAGCGACAGGAATCGAGCAGGTTTACAAGCAAATTTATTAGGACAAGGTTTTAATACAGCTCAATCATTAAATCAACAAGGACTTGGTAATTTATACGGATTGGCAGGAGCTCAACAAGGTTTTGAACAAAATATTCAAAATCAATTGGGTGGTTTAGGTATGCAATCACAAGGTTATAATCAAAATATTTTAAATGCTCAACAACAAGGTGCTGCAATACAAAATCAATATCCATTACAAAGATTAGGTGGAATTACAGATATATTTGGAAAACTTTCACAAGCTACTCCATCAACTCCTGGAACACCTTTAACAAACAATCCATATTTAGCAGGAGCCCAAGCTTTTGCTGGAATATATGGTGCTATGCAACCAAAACAAAATATTTTTAGTATGGGAACAGGACAAACAACTGGAACAGGGCAACAAACTGGAACAAGACCAACAACATCAAACTCGCCTTTAATACCAAAAAATTGGTGGGAAACTCCAGTTGATCCTAGTATTTATGATCCTGTTAACTATCCTGAAGGAGATACAGGTGGAGAATCGGTGTATACAGATTATGGTCAAACAGGTGGAGATGCTATTTATACAGATTATTTTTGGTAATAGATTATGGCAAATATTTTTAAAAGACCAATGTTTAGAAGAGGTGGCTCTGTAGCTGATGGAGTGGGTATTACTTCAGGTTTAGATCAACCTAGAGCTAGATATGCTGATTCAGATGAAGATGGTGTTACACAAGATGATGTTACAACAACTTCTACAGAAGGTACTCTTACAGCTAAGGAACAAGCTAATTTACCACCTGAATTAATAAAAGCATATTATGAAATGATACATGAAAAAATGTCACCTTCTAAAGAAGATAGAATGGCAGATTTTTTAACTTCTTTTGGAGCTTCAGCCCCTGAAAGTCCTACTTCATTACAAACTATAGGTTCAGCAATAGGAAAAACATTACAAAGATATCAAGCATTACAACAACCAAAAGAAGCAGCAGCAAATAAATATGCAGCACAAGCAGCAATAACTGGTCTTAAAGGATTAAGTAAAGAAAGTTCTTTAGCTATTCAAAAGAAAGCTAAAGAAGCAGCAGCACTTGGAATGTTTGGAGATCCTAAAGATCCTGAAAGTTATAAAAAAGCATATGCAGCTTTTGCCAGAAAAGAATTGGGAATGGATACATCTCCATTTTTAAAATCTAAATCTCCTCAAGATGAATTAAAAGAAGAGATTAGAAGAATTAAAGATAAATCAACTACAACTATGAGTGAATCAGAAGCTAAAACACAAGCTATGTATAATTTAAAAATACAAAAAGATCCTGAGTTTGATAAATTAGTTAGAGAAGAAAGAGTTAAAGAAGGATTACCAAAATCAAGTTTAGTATATAATCCTAATGAAGAAAGTTATGTATTTAAACCAGATGCTCCAGAACCATTAAAGAAAAAACATAACGCTAATGATATTGTATTTGATAGATCTACAAGAAAATTTTATACTTACGACGGTAAAGGAAAATATATACTTAATCCACGTATAAGTTTAGAATAAGGAGTATATATGCAAGAAGATAATCTTCAAGCTCCAGAACCTATAGAATTATATAATACTGAAGTAGTTGATCCTGTTCCAGAAAAAGAAAAAATAGAAACTATTCCAAAAGCAGAGCCTTATGAAAAATCTATTCCTGATTTTAGTGAGTTATCTGAAGGGCCTGGTGATTTTGGACCACTTACTTATAAAGCTCCTAAAGTAGAAGAACTTAAAAAAACTATTGAGATTAAATATGATACTCAAGGAAAACCTATTATCTATGGTGCTAGTGAAACAGAACAAATATTTAAAAGATTATACAAAGCAGCTAGAGGCGAGCAGCAAGAACCTCAATCAAATTATAATTATATAGAACAAGCATCGGCAGGTCTTATACATGCAAGTATAAAAATGCCACATACATTTCTTTCTTTAGGTGCTGAACTTGGAGATTTTGTAAGAGGAAATGGAATTCCAATTGAAGATAGATATATTACTAAATTAGAAGATGCAATCAATGGTAGCTTTATTGGTAGAATAGAAAAAGAATCTAAAGATATTAAAGACACAGGAGCTGTTGGAATAATAACAGATGGTCTTGCACAATTATATGGTGGTGGAAAAATAGGAGCTAAAATTGTTTCTACTCCATTAAATAATATGCACATAAAAAAAATAGCTGAAAATTATGTAGCAGCTGTTAAAGCGGATAAATTAGTAAAGCCAAGTATTAATTTAGGAAGAGCAATGGAAAAAGCAAACAATTTAAATAATTTAAGTGGTAAAGATAAATTTATAGCTATTGCTATTGGCGGAGCAGGGTTTGGCGCTGGTGCAGCTTTAGTTGCAGACGCAGAAGATATTGGAACATTTGGAGATCTTCTTAAACAAGAATTTGGTCTGGATACACCAAGCACAATAGATAGATTTAAAAAAGAAGATTCAAGAGATGAGGCTGTTAGAAAATTATATAATAGACTTAAATTTGGAACTGAAAACGCAGTAGTTTCTATTCCATTTGCATACGGAGCAGGACTTGTACAAGAAATTGCAAAATATGGAAAAGAAATGGCTTATAGTAATAGTCAATTTAGTAGATGGGTAGATAAATATGTTACATCTAATTTAAGAGCTAGAGGAAATAAATCACAAATATTATTTGAAGAATTGAAAACAGTTGAAGGTACTGAAGGTGTTGCTAGAGTTGCAGCTAAAGATTTATTAAGAGACATAGATCAATCTTTAGGTAAAGTTGCTAAAGAATCTGGCATTTCTACTGGTAACCCAGCGTTTAAAAGAATTATTGGAAGATTAGATGAACTATTAGTTTCTGGAGAAGATTCTATTCGTAATGGTAAATTAATGTTTACAAATTTTCCAACTAAAACAATAAATGAATTTAAAGAATTTGCAAAAGAAGTTGGGCTAGAAGCAAAACAAGTTAACAATTTAACAGCTGAATTAATAAACGTAAGAAATCAATTTAACGTTTTAAAAAATAATTTATTAAATAGTGAAAATATTCAAGTAGCAACGGGTGAATTTAACCAAATCATGTCTGAAAGAATGAGAAATATGTTTAACTCAGAATACAGAATAATGACTGATAGAAGTGTTATACCGTTTTTAAATTATAAACCAGCTGCTGCAGACATTGAATCAACTAAAAATGTATTGGCTCGTTATGCAAAATCAAATGGTAAAATTTTAAAACCAAATGAATTAGATGATATGATGAATGATATTATAAACAACGTAACTTATAATGATATTACTAAAACTCCTCAATTTGTAATAGGAGAACAAAGTGTATTAAGTGATAAAGCAACTCAATTAATTAATATAGCGGATAATATAAAAGGTGGAAAATTTAAACCAAGTGAATTAATAAAAACAAAAGAAGATCTAAGATCATTTCAAAGATTATTTGGACAAAAAAGAGATATAAGAAATACCGTTGTTAATGTAATGAGTGATTTAGCAACTTTAAATGCAAGGGATAATTTTTATAATCAAATAGTAAAATTAAGTGATGATGCAATTAAAAACGGTGAAAGAGCTGTTACTTATCCAACTTATAACTCTGCGGTAACAGGATTAAAAAATAGAGAAATTATATCCGGTAAAAATGGATTACAAATTAAATCTCCATTAGGAGAAGATGTTTATACTAACCCTTTAAATGGAAGATTTACATCTAAAGAGTTTGCAGATGCAGTACAATTTAGTGAAAGAAGCTTTTGGGATCCTTTATTAAAAAGTGCATTATATCAACATTTGGTTTTAGTACCAAAAGGAGTATTTCAAATATCTAAAACTATATTAGGTCCATTTTCACACACAAGAAACTTTACATCAAACAGTGTATTTACAGCGGCTCAAGGTAATTTTTTTATGAACCCAGCTGAAATAGCTTTAGATTTTAGGAAATCATTTGCAATGATACAACCACAAATTCTTTATAGAAATTTACCCAAAGACCAACAGATGTATAAATTTTTATCTGAACAAAACGTTATGGGAAGTAGTGCTACAGCAAAAGACTTACATGGTCTTTTAGATGATATGGCAAAAGGCGGTGATTTTTATACAAGAATGGTAAATAAATTTAATGATAAATTAAAAAAAGTATTTCCATTAGCAGGGAAATCTGTCGAAGCAACAGCCAAAGGTATAAAAAGAGGATACCAAGTAGCAACAGATCTTTATATGGCCGAAGATGAACTTTGGAAAGCCTATAACTTTTTTGCAGAAAATTACAAATATAAAAATGCTTATGCTGAAGCAGTTAAATCAGGTGTAATTAAAAAAATGCCAGAAGAACTTACTATAATGAAAGAAGCAGCAAAAATAGTTAGAGATACATTACCTAATTATGGATTTGTTCCTGATTTTATTAAAGGAATGAGAAGATTACCTATGGGTAATTTTATATCATGGCCTGCTCAAATTATATCAACAAGTGCTAATACATTAGAACTTGGATATAGAGAAATGATGAATCCAGTATTTAAAAATATTGGAATAAAAAGATTAGCTTCGTTTGGAGCAACAACTGCAATAGCAATTCCTACAATAAATGCTATTGGCAGAGGACTGTATGGTGTAGCTGAAAATCAAGTTGCAGCAATAAGAGAATTTGTTCCTTTGTTTTCAAAAGAAAACCCTTTATTTGTATATAAAGATAAAGATGGACAATTAAAATATATAGATGCAAGTGGTACATTTGTTTATAACGTAGCAACAGGACCTGCTCAATCTGTAATTAATGCAGTAGATAAAGAAAAAACATTTAATCCAAATTCTCCTTTAATGGTTGGTTTATATAAAGGATTAGTTACAGGAATGGGTAATTTAATGAAACCCTTTATGGAACCTTCTGCATATGTAACTATGGCTTTAGATCTATGGGCTAGAGGTGGTAAAACTGCTGAAGGTTATCAAATTTTTAACCCTGAAGCACCTTTAGGAGAAAAATTTTCTAAAGGATTAGAGTATATTGCAAAACAATATGCTCCTTTTTCTATTCCACAGTTTACACGTTTAGGACAAGCAATCAAAGAAACTCCTGGACCAAGAGGAGAAAAATATAATGTATCAGATGAAATTGGAGGGTTCTATGGATTAAGAGGAATACCTATGACACCAAATGATGTAATAAAAAAAATGGATTATAAAATAAGTGAATTTAAAACAGGTATTAGAAATACAAGATCTTTACTTACTACAGAAACATTAAAGGGAGGTGAAATATCTACGGATGATATTGTACAAAGATTTATAGTAGCTAATGAACAAAGATTTAGAACTATGCAAAAAATGAAAGAAGTAAATGATGCTGCTAAATTATTAAATGTAACTGATGAAGATTTAGCTAATAAGTTTAAAGCAAGACAAGAACTTAATGCGTATAAATATATAGAAAATAATTCATTTAAACCTTTAGATATTACAACTGATATACAAAAGAAATACCAAGAACAATATGAAGAAAAAGAAAATATATTTGATAATTTAAAATTTTCTATGCCTTATGATGAAACAGCAATAGAGTTAATAGATTCTCTTAAAGAGATAATGAGAGACATACCTTTAGATGGAAATTTTAGTGATTATATTAAACCAGGACAATGGAAAATGAAAAAATCTGAAGCACCTAGCGGCGAGCAACGAGTGGCTAGTTCTCCATTACCTCCTACTCCAATGCCAGATACAAACACAATACAAAGACAGCCTACTCAACAAGCTAACGTGATGCAAAATGGCTTGACACCGACTGAAAGTGCTTTATTTAGTGAGTCTGAAAAAATTATGAGATTAAAACAAAGAGGATTAGCATAATGGCAAACGGTAAAGACCCTAAAACAACTGGAGAACATATTGTAGCTCTTTATGGCCATATATCTGGTATCAAAAGAGATCTCAGACATCTTACAGATGAATCTTGTCGCAATCATTCTAAGTTTGATAAAAAATTTGAAACATTAACATGGTGGATTATTGGCGGACTTGGTTCAACGATAGCATTACTACTCACATTATCTTTTAGTTTATTAAAATAAACTATTGCATTAGTTTCAAAAAGTTGTATTACGCGACTATGAATAATATTTTAGTTCACAAACATTTAATTATAAGAGCAGAAGCTGTAAGTCCACCCATGGACGAGGAGTTTCTTAGTCGTTGGTTAGAAAAATTTATAGAAGAAATTGGAATGAAAGTAATGATGGGTCCTTATGTTAAATATTCTAATATGGTTGGTAATCGAGGTATTACCGGAGCTGCTATTATAGAAACATCTCACATAGTAATGCACGTCTGGGACGAGCCCGACCCCGCCTTACTTCAGTTTGATGTTTACTCTTGCGGTGAATTTGATCCTGAAACAATATGCGATAAAATAAAGAAAGATTTTAACACCACAAAAATAGAATACAAATTTCTTGATAGAGAACATGATTTAAAAGAAATATATAAAATAAACTTCTTGAAATCTAATAATTAATCCTTATATATTCACCAGGTTGCATCATGTGGGTGGACCTATTAACTTGCTTAACAAAGGAGATAATAATGACATTCAATTCATTATTCCCAAATA